CCCCGAGGTGCCGCTAGAGCCGAAGGTGACCCCCGAGGTGGTCTCCCAGATTGTGCCGTCAGCCGAGCGCGCTTGGGCACCTGCAGCCAGCACGGTGCCGACCACGCCGGACACCACAGCCTCTACGCTGGCGTAGGTGGCTGGCTGCCGGGTCAGGAAGTAGATGCGCCCCAAAGCGTCCTGGAATGCGCCTGACGAGGTCGCCGGATCCACTGCGTTGATGACCTGCAGGAACCCGCTGTACAGCATCGACAGCATGTAGGCCTGGCTCTGCGCCAGCTGTCCTTGCGGGGTTGTCAGCTCGGTGTTGAGTGCCCGCCCACTGAGCGCGAAGGCGTCCTGCATGTCCGCAAACACGCCCGTCAGGATCTGCGGCTCGGTCGGGACCGTCAGGCCGGCGTTGGTAAAGCTGGGCAGCGGGACGTTGGTGGTCATGGGCGCATGGTATCAGGGAATGGGCGGGCTGGTCGGCGTGCCTGGCGTGGTCGAGGTGTGGCGGTGGGTAGTGAAGGCAATCCCGCCGATCGTCGCCTCGGGTGCCGTCACCGGATCTGCAAAAGTCACGGGTCCGGACACCGTCCAAGCTGGCGCTGCCAGCGTGGAGCTCGCCGCCGCGGTCACCGTCACCGCACCGGTGGACACCACATCGACGCCGCCGGTCGGTGTGAAGCGCACGTACTGGGTCGGGTCGGCGTTGAGGAACCCGCCCAGATACAACCCGTCGCCTGCATCGTAGGCGCGATTGGTAGGTGCCGGACCCTCGGCCTTGGTGGCGATCGCAGTGGTGATGTCCCGTTCGGCAAACACGGCCAGCCCGAGATCGCCCACAGTAGGGTCGAGAATGATGGCCGAGATACCGCCCTGCAGGCGTAGGTACGGCAGCCGGAAAATGGGCGCCTGATCGATCACCACGCCGTTGGTGGTCTGCTGCTGGACCAGCGGCTGCACGTCCACGAAGCCCACCGTGCCCGAAGTCGGGTAGACAGCCAGCACCTTGACCAGGTCGGCAGTGTGGATCTGGCGGATCAACCGACCCATGATCCATTCCTGCATGCGGCCCGCATGGAACTGGGTCTCGAACGGCGCGTCAAGCTTCGGGGTGTCGGCCATAGTCAGGCACTCGGCGCGCAGGGGCTGCCCGGGAAGTGCTTGACGTCAAACACAGTCCAGCCGGCCCAGGTGCCGGATTCTACCATCCAGACCGAATGGGCAATCGCCGCGTCCATGTCGGTGGTGTTGTAGACCACCGAGACCAGACGGCCTGGCCGCTGCATGCGGATGATGAACGAGCAGATGGCGTTAGCGGCGTCTACTTCCACCGGCTTAGGTTTCTGAGCCACTGGTGTCTCCCTTTGATCCGTAGGACTGGGCGGCGATCTGGGTAATCCACTGACCGCCGGGGGTGTTGGGCTGGATCGTGTGCTGCAATACGCTTGCGACCCATTTGGTACGGTTGACGAAATCGAATGCCGTCTGGATGTCCAGCGCCAAGCCGGGGCGGATGCGCGGGTCAAACAGCGTAGCGACAGTGACTCCGCTGGTCGAGTAGGTCGGGTAGCTGATCATACCCGTGTACTTGCTCACCGGGATAGGGTCGCCACCGAGCGGACCGTTTACCGGGCGCACCAGAAAGCGCTGCAGGTTGATGTACCAGGTCAACTCTGGGTAGAAGTTGAGCAGCGCCGCGGCTTGATCCATCGGCGTGCCGCTCAAGCGCGCTTTCTGGACCTGCAGCGCCGGCACACTCTCGGCGAAGTCCACCACCAGCCCGGTGGGTGCCAAGATCTGCGCGAGCGCATCCTGCAGCGCGACAGGGGTGTCCTGGGCGTACGGGCTGGCCACGGTGTTCATGGCGATCATGGCCGAGTTGGCCTCGATCTCCAATGCGACCTGCGGCGCCGAAGCGGCGTTGACCGCCGACCAGGTGATCACACCGGCAAAGAACGGCACGAAGTTGGATCCGTCCCACACATCGATCGTCAGGGTATCGGTGTTGCTGGGGCTAAGCACTTCCAGCCACAGGCGGGCGATCTTGTTCATCGACTCCAGGTTCACGCCGTTGATGGCGACCTTGGCGTTTCCGAACTGATTACCGCCCTGGCTGACGGTGATCGACATTCGGTGATCGATGAACGCGTACTCCAGCGCGCGGTCGCCGTCGTTGCCGGGGCGGACCACCTTCACGGTCACCCGGGCTTTGCGCTCGACCAGGGGGTTCATCGGATCACCGTGTTGTAGGACTGCGTGCCGTCCATTCGTTGCAGGCCGCCGACGAAACCAGCGGCATCCTGTGCGGTAACGTTCAAGTTCTGGATGTTGACGGCAGGGCCGTTACCGATCGGGCCGCTGTAGGCCGCCGCCAGCTTCTGGGCCTCGGCGCCTCGGCGCGCGTCCTCGCGCACGTTGCCGTGCGCCTCGTAATACTGCGACACCGCACGGCCCTTGTCGGCGGCCGTGTTCCCGGCGCGCAGGGACTTCATCAGCAGGTCGCGTTCGTACGGGTCGGTCAGGGCGAATTCGACCTGCTGGTCAATGGAGGCCTTGTCCGGCGTCACACCGTAGCGCGACTGGAAGGCCGCGGTGCGCGCGCCACGCCACTGGGCCAGGCCGCGTGCGCCCGAACCACCGCCAGCAGGATTGAATGCGTTGGACTTCAAGCCCGACTCGGCCTGCCAGTTGGCCACCACTGCGGCTGCCTCTTGGGCATTCAGGCCGTACTGGGTGATCAGCTTGGTCATCAGGCTTTGCGGGTCTGCACGGCCGGCGCCCATGGCCGGGCCATCGTTTTCGATGTTACGCGGCAAGCCATGCGGGTTACCGGCAGTCGGCCCGTCGTTCTCAATGTTGCGCACGGTCGCGCCACGATCGGGCGTGGAGTGGTCCACGATCCCGCGCCACCAGTCATTCAGACGTGCGGCGGCATTGCCGGTGACCGACACCCCGTCCTTGGCGCCAGTGACCGCGCGTACCCGGTCGCGGATGTCATCGACCAGGCCCTTACTTCCCCACGGCGCGCGGACCATGTTGAGCCACCCGGAAATGCGCTCCCACAGGATGCCCAGGGCTTGGCCGGTCTCCCGGAAACGGGTAACCACCACGTTGGTGGCGTCCTTGAGCAGCTGGCCTTCCAGACGGAACCCTTCGAACAGCTTGCCCAGCATCGGCACGTTCTTGTCCAGCGCCTGCTGGAACCCTTCGACACCGCCGCCGGCGTCCTTTACGTCCTTGGTGAAGCTCACCAGCTGGGTGGCAAATTCGCTCAGTTTCTGGGCGCCCACCTCAATAGCCGGCTGCAGGGCTTCCAGCAGGGTGGCGGCCACACCAATGGACGTTGCCTTGATCGACTCAAAGGCGTCGGCCAGGGCGTCAAGAGCCTTGCGATTCTCTTCGGTTGCCTGGGACAGGGACTGCGTGAAAGCCTCGCGCACGTCGCGTTCGGACTTGATCATCAAGATCAGGTCGGACGAGACGCCCTGGGCAGCCAAGGTGTTTTCGTACTGCTGCTTCTGGCCGTCAGGCGCGTTGCGATAGATCTGCTGCGCTTGGGCCAGCACGTCTTCCAGCGGTCGGCCGCGGTCCACGTTTACACCCATACGGGCCAGGGCCTGCATGGTGGGCGCATTGCCGGTCAACTCGAACTGCTGGCGCTCCTTGGCCAGGCTGGCGATGGCCTCTGCGCCGGCCGAGGCGTCCGCACCGAGACGGCGCGCCGTAGCACTCCATGCCTGCAGCTGCTTATTGGACAGTGCCGTACCTACTGCCTGCCGGCGCAGGCCGGTCTCAAAGCCCAGCAGGCCCGTCAGGGCGCCGCCGACGGCTACACCCAGACCCGTGACGATGCCAACGGCAGCCGTCACCTGGCCGGCGAACGATCGAACCCCAGCAGCGACATCCTTGAGGCGCTTCTGCTGGTCCTTGTTCATGCGGTCGGTCGTGCGACCGCGCTCTTGCTGCTGCCGGAAGGTGCGGGCTGTGGCGCGCTTGACGCGCGCCTCGGCCTTCTCGTACGGCTCTGCATCCAAGGACAGCGTTACGACGAGCTCGTCAACAACTTGTGCGGCCATGCGTCAGCCTCCTGCCAGTGGGCTGCCGGCCGGTGCGCCTGCCTGAGCTAGCTGCACGGTCTGCTGCGAAGTGTTGGACGGATAGACGCGACCGAGGTCGGTCGTTGGACCCGACTCGGGGTCGACGGCCTTGTCGCCGATCAGCGACGGGGTCTCGATCTGCGCCACTTCGGAGAACTGCAGTTCCAGGTAGAGCATGTTCTGGCCGCGGTCCTGCCGGGTCTGGTAGGACATCCGAGTAATCGTCAGGCTCTGGAACAGGCCCTGCGGCGTCAGGATGTTGTAGCGGGCGATCGGGTCAGAGGCGACCTGCTGCCGGATGGCCTCAAGCCATGAGGCGCGCGCCAGGTCCGACCCGGTCTTGATCAGCACCATGTCTACCAGAGTCGGCCGGCGCACCTTGTTGGCAGCCATGAAGCCGCCATCCTCAACCGGGTAATCCGAAATCTGGAACTCGGCGAAGCGTGGCGTGATCTCCAGCCAGGAGTCCGGCACAGTCAGCGGCAGGAACGTCTCGGCGTTGAGCACCGCGTAGATCGGCCGCGGCGGATTGAACCCGGGCAGGTTGCTCGCTACCAGCGACAGCACGTTCAGCACGGCTGCCGGCGCCAGCGAGGCGGTCGGCAGCTTGGTGGGTAGACGCGGCAGGGAAGGCAGCGAGAAGGCCACGGTTACAGGCTCGGCGTCACGTTGGTACGGGCAAACGCGCCAAGCACTGCGCCCAGGGTTTTCAGTTCCTTGATGTCGTCATCGCGCAGCGCGCGGAACATGCCAGGGTGTTGGGGGTCCGGAGCGATCTGCACGTACTTGAGCGCATCAGAGGCCAGCGCGCGCACCGCTTCCGGGTCACAGCCGGCCAGCAGGCGCAGAACCGTGTCGATCTCGTCATTGTCCGGCGTCGGGTTCATCAAGCTGCGCAGTTCGTCCACGCCGCCAAGGCGGATCGCGGCCAGCAGGCGCAGGACGAAGGTCGCCATGTCCAGCGGTGCCACTTCGTGGATGCGGAAGCGCTTGTCGGCGTCACGGCCGTACTGGCCCTGGACGATGGTTTCGGGGGATTGGTCAAGGCTCATGCGATGCGCTCCCACAGGAACAGATCGCCTGCCGGCGTTGCCTGAGACTCAGTCTCTCCGATTTTCAGGTGATCGAGTATGTCAGTGTTGACTTCCCCGGCCAGCAACATGCCAGCTCCTTTCAAATCGCAAGTGAGAACGTGCCAGTCGTTTTGGGTGTAGAGCTTGAATCGCTTAGCCATGGCGTGGGTTTCCTGCGGGTTGGTGGGCGCGCCATTCGCGTACCGCCTCAACGTTCACCAGCTCGACCAGGTTGAACACGTCCTCCGTGCTCAAGACCGTCTCCAGCTCGCGGTACGTGGCGCGCCCGGAGTGTAGCACGGTGGCAATGTGCGGCGAGCAGAAGTGCACGGACAGGTCGCCTTGGGACTGGCGGATGGCGTCGGCCTGCATGGCCACGGGGATCTCCAGGCGTGGGCGCCCCACGATGAAGCCAGCGTGTAGGGCCAGTGCGGCCTGCTGGACGGTCAGGATGTTGGTCCACTCGCGGAGGGGCCGGGAGGCCTGCACGAACGGTTCCAGTAGCGCAACAGCGTCCTGGCCCAAACGCAGGACGTCCGGAAGATGCTGCATCGCAAGAGAGATCACCCCTCCCTCGGTTGGGGCGCCGATAGCCATCAATGCGGTGCGCGCATGGCGATCGGCCACGAGTGCCGGCAGTTCGGTCAGGATGACGGGGTCGGCTACCAGCGGAAAGTCTGGCGCATCGGTTGGCCGGGCGGCGTCACGGCCTGGAAGATGAAGCGTGGTCGATTTGAGCATGTGGGTTCCTTGAATAAAAAGGGCCGGGGCGACCCACTCGCCCCGGCCCTCACCACCCCACCTGGCGCAGACACACCGGGTAGCCACAGCGTGACAGGGCCGAAACCACCTGTCAAGCGCTCATCGCAGCGCGAATACGCGCAACGGGATGCTGAAATTGGCGCCCAGGACTAGGGCGGGATGGACCACCGAGACTCGGATCTTGTCGGCGACAAGACACTGGCCGGCACCAACGGCGTAGCCATCGGGCACCGAGGCGGTTGGCGCCACGAAGATGGCATCGCCGATCCGGGCGCCGGTACAGGTGGCTTCGATGCTCCGGGCACCGGCGCCCACAGCCAAGACGGCCGAGTAGGTGATGGTGACGTTGCCGAGGTCGATACGGGTCGCCTTGGCGGCCACTGCGGTGGTTGCGGCAGACGCTGCGGCGTCCGCGGCCGTAGCCATGGTCTGCGCGCTGGTCGCCTTGGTATCGGCGCTGGTAGCAGTGGTCTGCGCTGTTGTGGCCTTGGTGTCGGCGGCACTGGCCGTAGCTTGGGCCGCAGTGGCTTTGGTGTCAGCCGTTGAGGCTGCGGTCTGTGCGGACGTCGCTTTGGAGTCGGCACTGCTGGCAGCCGACTGTGCCGCGATTGCGGCATTGTGCGCCGAGCCCGCTACGCTCGTAGCGCTGGCTGCGGCAGCGCCCGCCGCATCGGCTACCTGCTGGGCGGTGAAAGCGTCAAAGGCTGCTGTGCCGGCCTGCGATGCGGCCTCTGCCGCGGCCTCTGCCGCACTGGAAGCGGTGGCGCCCAAGGACGTCAACGTCTGCTGAACCCAAGCCAGGCGATGCGCCATCGCGATGGCCTGGCGATTGGCTGCACCGTCCATGCCGCCGAGTACCGGATCTGATTTCTCGATCAGCGGAATAGGTGCCCAGACGGGAGTTTGATCGGGGATGTTTGCCACGTCACTGCCTTGTGCCGTTCAGTTCAGCCCATCGTGGCACAGCGACGCTAAACCGCGCCTTTCTAGGCTCAGTTCAGGGAACCATCGTAGAACTGGCTGCCGTTGTACATCTCGCTGCCGTCGAAGGTCAGGGCTAGCACCGGCGTGGCCACGGTGGCCATCGGGTTGACAGCTTCCGGGTCGCCGACGCTCAACAGGACGAAACGGGTGCCGAATTCCAACCAGCTGGGGTCGTCGGTGCCGCGCAAGTCGGCAAATACCAGCGACAGGTCCGGAAAGCCCAAGTACCGGGCGCGCCCGGTCAGCTCCACACGATCCCGGCAAACCTGGCCGGCGCAGATGGGCACGCCGGCACACACCACGTCGATGTAGAGCTGATCCTGCAGGGTGCGCAGCGTAATGTTCACGTTGCGCTCGTTGAGGACCAGCGAGAAGGCTTGGTTGGGCGTCACGGACAAGGGCACAGTCTGGATCGTCATACCGCAACCTCGGCGTTGTAGCCGTCCAGATCGGACAGGTAGATCGTGCCGCCTACGGAGCGCGTGGTGCGCACCAGGTCGATGTCGGCCAGTGCTGTGTTGCACAACGGCACCAGCAGCGCCTCGGACTGATAGTCAGCGCGCAGCTGCAGCACGGACGGCGCAAGCCCCAAGTAGCGCGGGTAGTCGATGCCTTGGTCCACGTTGAACCACACCTCGCCTCGCCAGGCGCGCAAGCGTGAGGCGACGTCCTGCGCCAAGCGCATGCCCGGACCTGTCTGCGGGTCCAACGCTGTGGCGTCACCGACGGTACGCCAGTTGCCCTGGTCGTCTACGTCCAGATCCCAATCGGCGGTGAGGGCGATCGTGTCGTTTGCCATGGCTGAAGTGTAGCGCAGACCTTGGACAATCACACAAATAACAAAGCGTCACACTTCCGCAACAGAGGCACAGAGGCAACAGAGTCAGTTCTATATATAAATAATAGAAAAAAGATTCAATGAAAGTTCTATCTATATTCTTTACGTTTTTGAATATATATCCTTTTAGAGATTGCACCTTCTGCCTCTGTAACGTCTGTGGCGATAGCGTGACGTTGACAACCCGTAACGCCGCGTATAGTATTCGGTAACCCTACCAAGGCGCCCACGATGACCGTCACTGCTGAACAGCTCGACCAAGCCCGGACCACTGCTGCAGCCTTCAACAAGGCGATCGGCCAGACCCTGCTGCGCGTAGTCGATCCGCCGCCGGAACTGATCCACATCAGCGAACTGCGCGGTCTGGCCGCTTCCAATCCCGGTGACTACCTGGCTGCTAGCGCGTTCCAGGCCATCAAGGGCCGCAAACCCACCCACGCAGAGTCCATCAAGCTGGGTCAGTTGCTCGGCTTCCTGATGGTCGCCCGGAAGAAGAACGGCCCCTACACCCTCTGGCGGCTGGACAAGGCATTCGCCGAACGCGCAAAGTGACCCACCCGCTACCCACAAAGCAGACACCATGGCCATCAAGTTCAGCCTGATCACATCCACCACCTGCCATCTCGCCAAGTCCTATACCCTGGAAAACGGAAAGCCCGTAGGCTCCGCCATCGCGCACATGACGGCCGGCCACGCCAAGGTGCTGGACATCCCCGACCTGACTTCCCTGCGCTCCGTGCTGGACGTCCTGGGCCCGTCCGACGCCATCACGGCCGGCGTGCCCAACGTTGGGGACTCGCCGCTGACCACCCGCGCCGGTTCGGAATTCAACCCGGACGCCGTCGCGCGCACCAACGAGACCTTCCGCTACCTCGACACCCCGTCGCTGTTCGTGATCGATGTGGACACCGAGGCCGGTGTGTACCAGTCGGTGGCCGAAGTGCTGGACGCCCTGGAGACCTGCTCGGAGTGGCTGCGCCAAACCGTGCGTGTCGCCCGGCCGTCTGCCTCGTCCTACATCGGTGACAAGGGCCTGCGCGGCGTGCACATCTACGTGGCCGTCACGCGAGGCACGGACATCCCGGCGCTGGCCGCCCGGCTGCAGATCGACCAATGGTCCAAGGGCCGCGGCCGGGTGATCATCTCCAAGTCCGGAGCGCTGCTGGTGCGCCAGCTGTCCGATGCCTCGATGTACCAGCCCTCGCGGCTGATGTTCGAAGCTGCCCCGATCCTGGGTGAAGGCGTCACGCGCAACGTCCCCGAAGACGATGCCTGGTTGGAGCGCAAGGCCGAACTGATGGGCCGGCCGGCCAAGTACCGCACCGAAGATGGGCTGCTGGACGTCCAGCAGATGCCCCCCGTAAAGGAGATCGACAAGCGCCGGTTTGACACGGCGGTGCGCCAGGCCAAGAACGCCAAGCGCGTAGAGGCCAAGCGCGTAGCGCTGGATTACCATCGGGCCAATGCTTTGGCCGCTGGCCGCGATGATGGCGACCTGCTGGGCGTGTTGGCCCTGCGCGCGCTGGGCGATCGAACCCTCCCACCGTCCTGGCCGCTGGTATTCGAACGTGACGGCGAGCTGCTGCGCGGCACCGTCGCCGATGCACTGGGCGCCCTTGACGCAGTGATGGGGCGGCGCTGCGCCGATCCGTTCGACTCCACCCGGCACGACTTGGGCATGTCGGACCTGCGCGCCGGTGAGGTGTGCACCATGCGCGGCAAGCCGGGCGTGTGGTCGCACAAGATGGGCGAATTCTTCGCCTTCGGTGACAGTGACGCCGTCGAGCTCTCCCACCCACTGGAACTGGCTGCCGAGCGGCTGTGTGGCACGATCGAAGAATGGCCCGACCGGGCCGACAAGAAGCGCTCCAGCGTGATGAACCTGATGTTCGCAGTCAAGCTGCTGTGCCGTGAGGCCGGCATCACGCTTTCCTTTGACGTGTGCGAGGACCAGGTGGTGGCCACCGACAGCCCGCCGATCGGCATGTGGTTGGCCGCGGTGACGCGCTTGGGCGCCTCCAGCGTCGCGGTAGGCAGCCTGCAGTCTGCGCTGGACACCGTCGCGCGCAGCCGTCCGATCGACCCGTGGAAAGACGCCATCCTGGCCCTGCCGCTGTGGGACAAGGTGCCGCGGCTGGACAACGTCTTTACGGACCTGTTCGCCGCGCCAAGCTCGCCGGCGTTGGTTGGCTCCGGTCAGGTGTTCTTTGCCGGCCTGGTGATGCGTCAGTTGGACCCGGGTGCCCCGTGCCCGGTGGTGCCGGTGCTGATCGGCGACCAGGGCGTGGACAAATCGCTCTTCCCGTTCAAGCTGGCCGAGAAGATGGGCTGGCCGATGCCTACGCCGGTTGCCTTCTCGCACGACGAGCGCAAGATGGCCATGGCCGCGGCGCGCAGCCCGGTGGCCGAACTGGCCGAAATGTCCGGCCTGGGCAAACGGGAAGTGGAGGACGTCAAGCGCTGGACCACTGACACCCAGGACGTGTTCCGCACCCCATACGGTACGCGTGAAGAGTCCCACCCGCGCCGGTTCGTGCTGATCGGCACGGCGAACAAGCACGAGCTGAACCGGGACGAGACGGGCAACCGGCGCTTCATGCCGGTGCTGTGCGAGCAGTCCGCCCCGCTGGACTGGGCCGTGGAGTTGCCGCAGATCCTGGCCGAGGCCAAGGCTCGGTTCTGCCAGACCCGCGACGCCTACATCACCTTGATCCGCCACGTCCCTGAGCTGGTCAAGGCCTACAACGCCGAGGACATGCGCAACGGCCGCGGCACCGTGAAGTCCGACCTTGACGACCTGCTGCCGCCCATCCTGTCCAAGTGCCTGGGCGACGGCCAGGTCGTGAAGTCTGCCGACATCCGGCAGGCGCTGGATGCCAGTCCGTCGGGTCGGCGCTACGACGCCAGGGCCGTCTCGGCCTGGCTCAAGACCCGCAAGTGGCGCGAGGGCTCAGGCTCGGATGGCCGGCGCACCTACCGCTGTCCGGAAGGCTGGAAGGTCGACCCGGAGTCACCGAACGTCGTAGCCATGAGCCCGTTTGCGGCTGCTGCGAAATAATTTGCAACAAGTGCTTGACATGGCGTAACGGTGGCGTTACTGTAATCCTACACCCACTGATTGAGATCGCAGACATGACGTTCGACCTTACGCCCGAAGACGTGGAACTACTGCGGCACGCGCTCGATAATGCCGTGCGTGACGCCCGGCAGAACCAGGCCATCTACGGCGCCAACACGCGGGAACGGACCGCAGCGCTCAAGGCGCTACGCAGCAAGCTTTGTGGCGCGCCGAGTCTGGTCGCCTTGAAGGACCGCCGCTTTACCCGTCATCTGTGCATCGGAGGCATCGGCGACAAGATGGTGTATCAAAGCAATCTTGAACTGGCTGAGTGCACCAACCCCGCGGTTCTCGGTGCGCTTATGCAGCTGGAAGTAGGCGCCTCTCACGAGGTGTGCGGACCGTACGATTACTACGTGCGGACCCGCTGACATGACTCTCTACTGGCTCACCATCGCAGCCCTGCTGTCCGCCGTTGCACTGAGCGTGCACGGCGGAGTGGCAGCCACCGTGGTCCGCTCGCGCTTCTGGCTGCGCTTCCACACCCGACTGGCCCTGGGCGCATCCGTCGCCTGCGTGCTGTTCGCTATCGTCGCGGCGCCCGTCGCGGCGGCCCTTTGACACACAAGGAACCCACACGATGGACCACGATTTGGTATCCCCAAATTACGTACATGCCAGCTTCGGAGCGCATAGCGCTCACGAAATCGCCTCTGACGGTTTCGATGACTACAGGGAGGGGCTGTCTGTTCTATTGGGCTGTGCCGTCGGCGAAACTGTCGAAGATGAATACGGTGAAGAATGGAGGCGCATCGCATGACCGCCCTGACGCGCACCTACACCGGCGACGAGCCGCAGATGACCGTCGCCCAAGCCGTGCAGCACCTGCAAGGCTGCCCGGCACTTGGTATCGGCGAACTGTCCTCCCTGGGCAAAGACTGCTCCCGCGTGGCCCCCATCTGGGGCGCCCCGACCGGCACTGTGCCGGTCGTCGGCAAGCGCTGGCCGTCAGAGAAGTCCTACACCTTCGACGTGCTCAAGGAGGTGTTCAGCCGCAACCCGTCCACCAAGGCCTACATGCCGAAGGAGAGTGAATCGTGAGCGGTGAGTACCCCGACCCGTTTGACCACCTGACGCCTTCCCAGTTGCTTGAGGCGTTTATCGATACACGTCACCGCATACTGGTTTCGGATTGGGTATATGACGTCACGGCAGACAGGCACCGCGAGCTGTGTCGGGAAGTAGACCGGCGCTTCGGTGCCTTAGGAGACGACGAATGAAAACCCTCCGTAACTTGGTAGTCGCCATGATCCTGGTCGTGGTGGCCCTGGCCATTACCCAGTCGGCCAGCGCCCAATCGCTGGAGATCCGCTCGTTGCTGTCCGACCGTGGTTGGCACGGCGTAGGCGGCAACGTGCAGGTCCATCAGCCCACGCTGGAGTTCAGCGCACCGTGGGTCGGCACGTGGCAGCGCGGCCCGCGCGGTGACCGCTACGGCGACTGGAGCTACGTCAAGGTGCTGATCAACTGCCAAGAGTGGTCGCAGATCCCGTTCGCTACTCTGGACGACGACCTTAACATGGTTCTGCTCAGTGACCTGACCGGCGACGATCCTGTCGCGCGCTGGCCGGAGCCCGGCACCGAGCCCTACCGGACCATGACGTCCATCTGCGCTCTGTACGGGTACGTCCGGCCAAAGCAGGCTAAGCCAGTACCGGTTGGCGACTTTGTGGAGCGTTGACAAGCCGTAACGCACCCGTTACTGTAGTCCTACACCCACCAATGAGATGCAGACATGGAATACCAACTCGACTTCCTCAACCAAGACGGCCCTGGCGAAGTCATTTCCTTCTCGATGGTTATCATCGCCGACGAGTTAATCGACGCATGGGAGGTTGGCAATCGACTTGCTCGTCGCTTCGGCTGTCGCTTCGAAGGCGCAAACCCCGCGGAGCAACCCGAATGACCTGGCAACCTATCACTCACAGCGACCAGACCGACATGGCCCGGGTCACGCCGGCACCGTACGACCGGGCGCATGCACCGTTGCAGTTCGAACTGTCCGACGACGATCGCGCTGTCGCTGCAGCAGCCAGGCGCCACCGGCAGGCCGAGTTGGCCCGATTGAATACCCACAAGGAGCAGACGCGAAATGAACACCAAGATCAGTGAGGCGGCCGTTGAGGCTGCATTTCAGGCCTATATCAACCATGACGACACGGTCGAAACGTCGATTCGTGCCGCCCTAGTCGCAGCCCTGCCCCACCTCCACCCGCAGCCCGCAGAGCTGGCCGAGCAGCAGGGGGTCGAGTGCGGCTACGTGATAGCTGACGGCACCGGCGAAAAGTTCATGGCTTGGGGCCAGGTGGGGCCAGAGTGGACCGCAGACAGGTCCGCCGCGCTGTGGCTGGTTCGTCGTGCCGATGCCGAAGCGCTGGCAGCCGAGAACGAGGACGCCTGGCTCATCCTGCCGGTGGAGCGATGCGCATTGCCGCCTGCTGGCTGGTCCTGCACGTTGATGGCTGGACATGCCGGCCCGTGCCCAACCCTCGCCGCAACTGGCAAGCAGCAGGCCGGCGAGGCGGAGTGGGTCCGAGATGTTCATGACGTAGAACAGGGTTTGATCCAGCGCCCGGTGGCACCGCACGCGGCCAACAACGCACCGAGTCCGACGATTCGGATGCAGGTTGGCGAGGTGCAGGGGGATGCGAACAGCCCGCTGACCGTGTATGCCGACAGCTACCGCCGCATGGCGAAGATGGGAGACGGCCGAGTTCTGTGTACCGACGTCGCCTATGACATTGAACACAACATGGCGCGCACCCTCGTCGCCCGCCAGCCGGGGGCGCAGGAGCCGGTGGCATTCGTTTCGTCGGCCATGCTCGGTTCTCTGCAGAAAGTACGTTCGCATAACTGGATGCCCGAGGTGTGGGCTCTCCCGAATGGTACGGACAGCGCGCCGCTCTACGCCGCCCCGCCCGCGCAGGGCATCGACCTGGGGCAGTTGAAAGTTGAAGTGCAGCGCCTGCGGAAACGCACTGATCCAGTATTGGGGGAGAAGGCCATGTACGTGCGGTTGGATGAAGTGCTGGCCCTGATCGACGGCCAGCGCGATGCAGCGCCGGGGGTGGGGTCGTGATGGAATCAATGGTGCACCGCCTGGCACGAGCTCCTGCCACCTGGCACGAGCTCCTGGAGGCTGCCGGCGCCACCGGTGCGGCGCGCAAAGGGATGGCAAGCAGGTTCTTGCGGCAGCTGGTGCGTGACGGCTTGGTGATCGAGCCGGCCAAAGCCGGACAACTTTATCGCCTCGCGCCGCTTGACAAGCCGTAACGTAAGCATTACAGTCTCACCACACCCACCAACCCGGAGTACCCACATGCTCGTCCTTGGTTTGATCATTCTGGCAATTGCCACCGCTTGGGCGGTGGCAATCCTCGCCATGGCCGTTATCGACAGCCAAGGCGGTGCGGCGTGACCGCCCCTGTCGATGTGCTGGCGGTTATGGATCGTGAGGCCAATCGCGCGCGCTCGCGTGAGTACGTTGACCAAGCGCGCGCACTCGAAGCAGCCCGCGCCGCGGTCGCCGAGTTGATCGAGGCGTTCGACGGTCTTGAACAGGCGTATTGCCGCGCAGGTTCCCCGCTGGATAGCGCTGAGCGCACGGAAGATCGCAAGCGGCTCATTGCTGCTCGCGCCGCCATTGCGCGCGTCAAAGGCGGTGCGGCATGAACGCCCCGACCAAACCGCAGGCAGTCCGCCTACTGCCCATACGCGCCGCTTGGCTGCGCCTGGGCGTATTCGCCGCACAGCTGGTCGCACTGGGCGCCCTGTCCTACGTGCTGGTGATCACCGCGGCCGAAGTGGCCACGATTGTAGCGAGGATGTCGTGATGAAACCCGATTGGAACGACGCCCCGGAGTGGGCCAATTACGTAGCGATGGACGCCGATGGTGAATGGTTCTGGTTCGCCCACAAGCCAACGCCTCACACCCATATGTGGGGTCCTAATGGCGGTCAGTGTGAATTGGCGTCAGCCACCGACACAAACTGGGCAAGTACCCTGGAGACGCGCCCATGAACCGCTGGCCCAAGCGCCTGGCTACGCCCGTATACGCCATGGACACCACTGCAGCTAGCTGGTGGCAGTCGCGCCACCGGTTGCCCAGGGCGCCGCAGTTGACTGATATCCGCGAGTTGGCCCGAGCCATTTGGAGAAACGCATGCCCGTCTTCACCCAGTTGAAAGCTCTGATCGCCGGCGCGATCGTCTTGGTCGTCTTGATCCTCGCCGGCCTGATTTACTGGCGCGGCTCGTCCAACACCAGCACCAAGAACGATCTGCGAGTCGCCCGGGAGGTCATCAAGACCGAACGGGCAGCCCAACAGATCGCAGTCAAGACCGACCAACGCGTCAATGCCGAAGGCATCCAGACCGCCACAACCGCCCAGGAGGCGACCCGTGAAATCGAAGCAATCCGAACCGCGACGCGACTACAGCTACCCGGACAAGAACGGCAGCAAGTGGGACGTGCTGTCGGCTGTCCTGACGTTGATCCTGGTGTTTGTGATCCTGCCGCTGCTCGCGTCCTGCAGCTCGCTCGGGAAGCCCGAGCGGCAGCCGTCGCCAGTAGCGCCAAGCTGCAATCAGCGCGAGCCCGCGCTCGATAGCGGCGACCCGCCGGACTCCACGGACTGGATGGCCTGGGCGCAGGCGTACATCGTCGCCCAGTACGCCGTGGTCGATCGGGACAACAAGCGGGCAGCCACTGCGGACTGCCTTGACGAGATAGCGAGGATCAAGCCGTGAACGATGATGACGTGTTGCTGTGGCCCGACGGGACTTGGTGTTACCGCGAGGAGCTAGCACTCAATTCCCATTTGTCGTGGGACTACCGCGTAATCGCACAGGGCTGTGATGAATGGAAGGCCTTTCCTTGCTGGCCTGACAAGCACCCGGGGAGTAATTTCTGAACAACGCCCGGCTTGCAGCCGGGCGTTTCTCGTTGTAACATGCACGTTACGCAAACCCACAAGGCAGACACCCACAACATGGCCCGCAAAACGCCACGCTGGTACCAGCGCGAGGCGGTCGACGCCGGTATTTCGGCGATCCAGTCCGCACGCAACACCCACCCCATCTTGGCTATCGTCACCGGCGGCGGCAAGTCGCTGGTCGCGGCGATGCTGGCCGAAGAGCTGATCGGCCTGCACCCCAGCGCGCGCGTCATGGTGCTGGCGCCCTCGCAGGAGCTGGTCAGCCAAAATGCCGCCGAGGCCCACGGCTACCTGATGCCAGCGCTGGCCAGCCAGATCGGCATCTACTGCGCCTCACTGAACCGCAAGGACCGCCAGCGCAAGATCACCTTCGCGACCCCGCAGTCTGCGTGGCGCCAGGCTCGGCGCTTCGGGCCGATCGACTTCGTGCTGGTTGACGAGGCGCACGGCTTCGACCTGTCGCTCAAGTCGATGCGCAAGCTGGTCGAAGGCCTGCGCGAGATCAACCCGCACGTGCGGTTCATCGCGCTGACGGCCACACCGTTCCGCCAGAAGGGTGTGAAGACCGTGCCGCTCTCCCAGTGCGGCCTGTTCACCGCCAAGGTGTACGACCTGACCACCGGGCGCAACTTCAACCGCCTGGTGCGTGAAGGCTTCATTGCCCCGATCACCGCCCCGACGATCCGTTTCCCGCAGATCGACTTGGACGGGGTGAAGACTTCCGGCGAGGATTACGACGAGGCCCAGCTGGCCGCGGCGGCCATGAAGATCACCGAGGAAGTGGTGACCGTCGGCCTGGACAACCTGGAGGACCGCCAGCACGTCATGTGGTTCGGGGTGAACGTGGCCCACGCCAAGATGCTCCGCGACTGCCTGGCTGCTCGTGGAGAGGGCGTCACGCTGATCTACGGCGACCTGGATAAGGGCGAGCGGCTGGAAGGCATCCGCGAGTTCCAGCAGAAAGAGACCCGTCACATCGTCTCGGTGGCCACGCTGACCACCGGCTTCAACGCCCCGCACGTGGACGCCGAAGTGATCGTGCGTGCTACGCGTTCGCAGATCCTGTTCCGCCAGATCGTCGGCCGTGGTTTCCGGCCCTACCCGGGCAAAGAGAACTGCCTGGTGCTGGACGCCGGTGGTAACTTCGACCGGCTAGGTGCGATCAACGCGGACCTGGAACAGGGCGACAGCCGTGCCGGTCTGTGGGAGTGCAGTGCTGCGACGATGGAAGGGCCAACCGGCCCGCAGCGTGAGCGCAGCGGCATCCGCTTCCCGGCCCCGAGCCCGGAAATCGCCGAGCGCGACCTGCGCGTCGTGCTGGAGCTGGCTGGCTTCTCGCCTGACGAACCAGGGTGTGGCTACCTCAACGACCCCGAGCACATGCTGTGCCGTAACTGCGGCCGCCCGCGTCAGGGCTTCATCACCCAGTCGCGCAAGCCGGATCCGAAAGACCCCAACGCCGGCATCGGTGATGGGTACGACATGCATGACGAGGACTCGATCGTGCTGCGAGACGACCTGTGCGTGGAGACCCGCACGCTGCCCGTGCACCATACCGACGTGCGTCCCGAGGGCGACAGCGTGCTGACGTTCGATTTCCACACCGAGTTCGGCCCGTACTCCCTGCGCCTGGACTTTGACCGTAAGACGGCCGACAACCGGTTCTTCGCTCAGTCGCGCAAGTTCTGGGAGGTCAGCACCGGCCGCAAGCTGCCAAACGAGCCCTACCGGGTGCTGCTGCAGCGCGATGCGATCCCCCAGCCTAGTGAGCTGACCTTGACCAAGACCGAAGACGGCATGACCTGGTTGACCGAGCTTCGATTCATCCGTGATGGCCAAATGGAGACGTTCCGCTATGACCCGAAATACTGACCTTCGCAAGCTGATCGGTGAATATTGGTCATTGGCCTACGCCGAAGGGAAAGAAGGCCGAACGCAGGATACAGAGGCTGGCGACGCCCAACGTGTGTGCAGTGCCATCGACGCGCACCTTCGATGCCAGCGCGAAGAATTGCTGGAGTTGGCGGCTTTGTTTGAAACCTGCGTTCCGTTCCTTCCTCCACGTGGCCAAGTGAACATCGCAAGGGCCGTTGCGCGTTTGCGAGCAGCCGCGTAACATCCCCGTGACAACCCACCGGACACCCACACGACATGGCACCCAACACTGACGGCCTGTTTCTCGACTTCGAGGCAGCCAGCAAAACCGACCTGAAACTGCACGGCCTGGCCCGATATCTGGCCTGCCCGACGACCAAGCCGTACTGCTTCACCTTCGCGCTGCCGGGTATGCGTAGCGCCGACCTGTGGGAGCTTGGTACGCCGGTGCCGCGACAGATCGTGTCACACATCGAGGCCGGCAGGCCTTTCATCGCGCACAACGCCGGGTTCGACGCGCTGGTGTGGAACCAGGTGCTGCCGCGGTGGGTGCAGGGCCTGCCACAGCTGAACCTGCGCGGCCAGGTGCAGTGCAGTGCAGCGCGCGCCCGGTATAACGGCCTGCCTGGCTCTCTAGCGCGCGCTGCAGACGCCTTGGGCCTGCCGATCCGCAAGGACGTGGAGGGCGCTGAGGCCATGAAGCAGATCATGGTGAACCCGGACTGGACGCCGCAGTCCCATCCGGAGCTGTTCGCCCGGACCTACAAGTACGCGCTGCTCGACACCAACGTACTGATGGCTCTGTGGCAGGCCACCGTGCCGATGCCCGAGCAGGAGCAGCGCTACTGGCAGCTGGACCTGGAGATCAACATGCGCGGCTTTGGGTGCGACGTGGAGGCCGCCCAAGGCATGCAGGACATGTTTGACCTGGCCCACGCCATGATCGACTTCGAACTGGCCGCGGCCACCGACGGCAAGCTGCTGGCAGCCAGTGAGGTCCAGAAGATCCGCAAGTTCGCCGCCGAGCTCGGTGAGGACATGGACGACTCGGGCCGTGAGACCGTCAAGGGCCTCCTGGCCCGCACCGACTTGCCCGACGCGCTGCGTGACGTCCTGGCCCTGCGCTTGGACGCCAGCCGGGCGCCCAAGAAGCACGGGGCCATCCTGCGTGCCCATGTGGACGGCCGGATGTGCCACAGCACGGTCTACCACGGGGCGCTCTCGGGGCGCTCCACGGCGATGGGCTGCGGCGATGCCCAGTTGCTCAACGTGGCCAGGCCGCGGCCGGGCAAGAAGGCCAAAGACACCATTCCGTACCTGGAAGCCGCCCGCCGGCGAGACTTTGACTTCCTGTCCCGTCCGGATGTGGGCCCGCCGCTCGCAGCCCTGGCCGACGCCCAGCGCCACCTGTTCTGCGCCACGCTTCCCGACCACGAGCTGGTCTGCGCCGACCTGTCCGGCATCGAGGCCCGGTTGACACCGTGGTGCGCGGACGATGAAAACGTGCTGGTCGAGTTTGAGCAGGACATCGACGGCTACGTGACCGAGGCCATGTCTATCTTCAAGCTGGACCGCGAGCAGGTCAGCAGCGACCACCGCCAGATCGGAAAGGTCGTGCGCCTGTCACTGGGCTTTGGCGGCGGTGATGGCGCCCTGGACAACATGGCCCAGAATTATGGCGTTAAGCTGGAAGACGACCTGCGCCGGCAGATCGTGTGGGGCTACCGTGAAGGCCACCCGAAGATGTCGACCTGGTGGGCTACGCTGGAATACGCCGTGCTGATCGCACTGGACCAGCCCGGCAAGCGGGTCGACGTCCCGATCGGCCGTGGTATGTGCTCCAAGGTGACATTCGTACGCGATCCAGTCGCGCTGCGCATGGAACTACCAAGCGGGCGGTCGATCAGCTACCACAACGCCAGGTTGGTCATGGAGCCGGGCGCGTCAGCCCCGTTGGCCGTGTACGACAAGCCCGAAGGGTTCGTGGAGACCCTGGACCGGAAGATCCTGTCCAACAACATGGTGCAGGGCCTGGCCCGCGACCTGTTCTGGTCGGCGATGCTGGCCGTAGCGCCGGTCGAGCAGATCGTCCACCACGTCTACGACGAGATGATCTTGGAAGTGCCGAAGGACCGGGCCGAGCTGCGCCTGCAGCAGTTGATCGACCGTCTCCGCAAGGCGCCCGCTTGGGCTCCGGGCCTGCCGTTGAATGCCGAAGGGTTCGTTGCGCCGCAGTGGCGCAAATAATTGCAACGAATGCTTGACAACTGTGTAACGGCGTAGGAGACTACGCCTACACCCACTGAACGAGATCATGATGGACAAGACCCGGATCAACGTCGCCGATGGCAAATACACGATTGCTCACGAACGCGGGGCCAATCTGCGCGTCCTGCGGTACGGTGAGGAATGGCGTGACGCCTGCGGCGACAACTTCACCTTGGCCTGCGCTCAAGAGATCGAACGGTTGGTCGCGGCCCTGCAAGGCTTGGACGAGGCCTATTGCCGCGCAGGAGTGCCAGGACTGAACGCCGCAGAGCGCAACCAAGATCGCCTGCGACTGATAGCGGCGCGCACGGCCGTAGCCGCAGTGACTTGGCGGCAGCCTCTCTGACATGTGGGTCCGCTGCTCCCGCTGCCAGGCGCGCCGCACGCTTCGCTACGCGCCTGACACCTACCTGCGCCTGCCGCGATGCCGGACCTACGGCTGCACGGTCGGGCGTCGGCGGCAAGGCAAGCGGCAGTCCTACTACATCGACCATTACCGGCAGCACATGGAACGCAACCACGGCCCGAAGGCCAAGGTGTGCCGGTGTTCTGCCTACCACTTCCCGCACCGCCGCGAGTCTGGCTCTTGCCAGTGGCGGCCACCGTTCTAGGAGTTACAAAGATGAAACAGTTTCAGTACACCAAGCCAAGCGGCAAGATTTACGCCGCCTACGACATCCACCAAGCGCAGCAACTTACGTTCAAACTGCATGCATGGTTCGATAGCGCGGCTGTGGGAGAGACTGCGTTAGACGCTGATGGCGACCTGTGGGAACGCCTACCGGACCTGGTGCAACAGGATACCGTACCACTGACGGTCGAAGAGTTTGCAGTTCGGCCCCCGAACCTTAACGAGATCGTTGCAGCCGAGCGCCTGGAGCGCATCGCCACGGCGGCGCTGCAAGGGCTGCTGGCAGGCTCTACCGCCAACGTGGTGCTGATGTCAGAGCTGAATAAGAGCGGTATCGATCCGTTCCCACGTCTGGCCAGCGATGCACACCTCGCCGCCAAAGCGCTGATCGCCGAACTGGACAAGCAGTCATGAACGGCCGCCTGTTCCGATTCACCGCGCGCGGCGGCAAGCCCAACCACTACACCGATTCCTTCCAGTCTGCCAGCGTAAAACTGGATGACTCTGCGCCCGCTGAGTACTTGGCGCGCCTGGCTGTCGGTTCGTCGTTGACCACCACCGAAGGTACTTGGGAACGAGTGGCATGACCGTCTTACTGACAATCCTATCGGCCATCGTTGGCGGCGCACTCGGTTGCGTGCTTGGTGTTACATACCCAGATCCGCAAGGGCGCAAGCCCGTCACCATAGCGATGACCTTGGGCGTCGCCGCCTTTTTTGTCGTGATCACGCTAGGAGCCCGGGCATGACCGCCTATCCTCTGGAACGCCCGCTGTCCACCCTGTCACCGACCCGACGCGTCTACGTGGTGCGCCGCGGCACGGTGTACTTCTACCCGGCCAGCATCGTGCGGGACATCGCCAACGACCTGTATACGATGGACGACGATCGGCCCTGGACGGCTACCGGTGACGACTGGCACCGAGGCCGGCTGGTTCAGGACCGCGTGGGTCTGGACCTGGTCGATCACGCCCAGCTCAAGGGCTTGGCTCGTGTCCTGTGGATCAACACATCCGGCGTGGCTGACGGCTTCGACATCTGGTGGGAATCGGTCAACGTGGATGCCAGCCCGGAATGGATCGGCGCAGCGGCCTGTGTCGCAGCCCGTGAGATCATGACCTACCCGTTGTTCCAGCACCGCCACCTGGTTGACGACGTGCATACGTTCCCGTAATGTACGTGAAACCAAACCGAGATACTGAAATGACCAAGGCCGAGCAGATCGACCCGACCACCTTCTACACCAAGCCGCTGGAGACCTGGACCTTCCGCGAGCTGCAGGACGCGCTGGGCACGCACCGCACGGCCGAGGTGCTGGCAACCACGGCGGGCAACGTGCGCATGTTGCGGCACCGCGGCACCGCCACGATCGAGCGCATGCAAGCCCTGCAGGCCGCTGTGCGTGAAGATGAGCAGAATTGCCGAAACACCCTGGTCACCGTTTATGCCACCGGCGCGTTCCGGCGCGCCTAACCCACAAGGAACAGACACGTGAAAATCATCATCCACTCGCTGGACGAACTGTTGCAGCTTGCCGCTCTCGTACGTGGCGGTAGCAGCACGACCAAGGTCGGCGAGATCACGCAGACCCTTACGGTGGACGCCACTGCGGCCTGCGAAGCGCTGCGTGAGGCTGTGCAGTCCGCAGCACACAGTGCGTCCGACACCGACGCGGTAACTGTACCCGCGCATCCGGACACTACCGAGGCCGGCCTGTCGACCACGGACGCTGACGGTGCTCCACACAACACCGATTGGCACTCCGATCCGGCCAAGATCAACGCGGACGGCACCTGGCGCGCTCGTCGCAAGCGTGACGAAGCGGCCTATAAGGACTGGCTGTTGTCGCTGGCCGTCGAGGTCGCAGAAGCAGCCGTCGCTGCGGACGCTGGCGAAGAGCTGGTCGCCACCGAGACCCACGCGCTGCCGCAGGACGACCGCTCTGAAATGGAGAAATGGGCCGACTCCGAAGAAGAGGCCGACCAACCGTACGCAGCGGGCGACACCGTGCCGACCGTCGACCTGGTCGCGTTGCTCGCCGCTAGCCAGGAAGCGGCGCAGGACGCCCCGGACGGCACGATCGACCTGCTCAACCGCGGCAAGGACTTCATCAAGGAATACGGCACGGCGCGCTTCGAGGCCCTCAAGGCCGCGGTGGCGCCGCTGGAAGATGGTACGGGTAAGCCGGTGCCGTCCCTGACGCCGGGCGAGCGCCGGCTGCTCCGCGCCTGCATGGACAACTACCCGCGGTACGTGTGACCTTAACTAGGAGAACAAACATGGTTCGTGCTATTGGAAATGAACGTTGGGCTGTGGGCCAAGACAAGTCCGGCGACGACAAGCAAGTGCTGATCGCCACCGAGGACCTGACGCAGGTGATCGCTGTCATGGACTCCACGCGCAACGGCGTGGGCGGCGCGGCCTACTACGCAGACTACATCTGCAAGCTGCACAACGACGAACTGGCCCGCGAGCAGGCCGAGCAGGCCGCAAAGTAATCCAGGCTGGCCCACATGACGGGCTGCGATTAGCTGTGAGTGCGCCGGGCCTCATCCTCCCGAAACCGCAGCAGTTCCAGGCCGGGTAGCCCTCGTTGGCGTCCTCTCCTTGGCTGATGGAACCCTAAGCCCGATCAGTTGATCGGGCTTTTTGCTTTGAGGGCTTGACAACCTGTAACGCTGACGTTACTGTAGTCACACACCAATTCGGTGTCACAACCCACGGGAACACCATGTCTGACAAACCCGCAAGTCTCTACGCCCACATCGTCGCCCTGCCGCTCGGGATCGCAGCGTCGGTGTGGGTCGCGTATACCATGACCTACTGGTGGCAATGGTTCGTGGTGCCGCTTGGGCTGCCTGCAATCAGCACTGTGCACGCCTATGCGCTGTGCGGCGCCAGCTGGTTCTTCAGCCGCGGCGTCGCCATCGGATTGGCCGAACGTGCGAACGTCCTACCCAAGCACGACAACAACCTCTATGTAATCGGCAAGCCGATCATGGTGTCCATCATCGCCGGCGTGCTGCTGGGTTTCTTCTACGTCCTGCACCGGCTGATGTAACTGGCATTGCCCAGCCGTAACAAGAAAGGCCACCTTGCGGTGGCCTTTCTCTTTGGTGTCACAGCGTGATCGGTCAGTTGATCTTGCTGAACTCCATGCGGGCGAACGAGAAGACCGCCACGCCGGGCTGCAGGATGCGCTGGCCGTTCGGCGCCTGGTAGGACTGCAGGTAGCCATTGCGCAGCGTGTAGCGCTTGCCAGTGGACGGCAGGGCCACGGTCAGGCCGACAGCCAGGGCGTCACGGTTGGACGTCTCGCGCTGCCAGATCTGCTCGAACACGTCCAGCGACTCGCTGTCGGCCTGCAGGGTCAGGGTGAACGGAATCGGGTTGTAGACGAAGCCGGCGCTGTACTTGCCATCGATGCCCATCGAGAGCTCCTTGCTCTCGACGGCACCGAATTCGAAGACGTTGTCGGCAGCGTAACCGGCCAGCGTGACGCCGTTGGGGTACAAGCCCTCAACGGTCATCACGATGGAGGAATTGGCAACGGTAAGGGATGCGGCCATGTCAAGTCCTCCTTACAGGACAGTAGTGGAGGAAACGACGATCTTCTGGATGCTGCCACCATCGCAGTACCAGAAGTTCACGATGGGCGAGCCGCGCTCGGTGCGCACGGTAGTGGACAGCGGGTCGGTGACCTGCAGGTACCAGCCCTTGTCGACCACTTCGCCAGCGATGGCAAACCCGGCCTGGCTGTCGATCTGCGCACGCTGCGACGGGCTCAGGGTGACGCCGGCACGGATCACGCCGTTGGCCGTGGCCTGGCTGATGACGTCCTGTGCGCCCTGGTAGATGGCGTTGTAGCCGTCTGCGTTGTACGGCAGGGACTTGTAGGCCAGCAGGGTCTCGAACAGCGCCTGCTGCAGCGAACGGCGCAGCCAGATCTGGTTGAGGAAGGTGTCGGCCCACTCGAACTGGCCGCCGATCGCGCCGTTGTAGAACACGGTGTAGACGTTGGCCGCCGAAGCATAGCTGCCCAGGTAGGTGTACCCGTTGGACAGCAGCGCGTTGGCATCGGCCAACGAGGTGACCTGCTGCGGGATCGCCGCCACCGGCTGACGGAAGGCCAGGGTGTTGCGCCCTTCGGTCATCAGGTAGTTGGTCGAGGCGCCCCAAGCCAGCACCGCCATGGCGTGCGCCAAGGTGCCGTAGATCGGCACGGTGCCCTGGTAAGGAACAGTCTGCGTCAGGCCGCCGAAGCTGGTCTGATTGCCGGCGGTCAGATCGCCCACGTCCGAGTCCCATGCCGCGTAGATGTACTGGAACTGCTGGGCCGCGGTCCACTCGGCGAACGCGATGCGCTGGTCGATGCCGGCCACCCACGCGTGCGTGAAGATGCCCCAGTTACCAGACAGGCCCGCAGCGCGCGTCATGGCGGTATCGGGCGTGTCGATCGCCGAGCCGGCGGCTTGCTGGAAGGCGCCAGCAGCGGTGCTCAGGCCGACACCATCAGCCAGGGTGCCGGTCACAGCCGACACGGTTGCCGTCGGGCCCGTGGCCGTAGTGGTCAGCACGAAACGATTGCGCGGCGCATCGTAGGTGATGGCAAAGTTCGGCGTGGTGAAGCCAGCCGTCATCAGGGTGGCCGCGTTGGCGAACGAGGTCGCACCGGCCAGGTTGATGGTGCTGGAGGTGCGCGTGGTGTCGGTGGTCACGATCAGGGTGCCCGACAGGGCCTGCAGCTGGGCCAACGTGAGGCCGATGTCAGCACCGAATACCGCAGCACCGGTGGCCGCCAGCGCCGAGCGGGCGATCATCAACGAAGCCGGCTGCTGGCCGCCCCCGATGATGCCGGCGAAGTAGACCTGCGCGGCTGCGTACTCGTCCGAGACGGCGCCGTAGAAGTCTGCAACGCCCTGGGCGTTGTAGAAGATCTGCAGCTGGCCGACCGGCAGGGCCGCGGACTGGGTGAGCAGGAGGCCGTCCAGCGACCCCTGCGCACCGCCAGCGCCAATCACGCTCGGGTTGATCTCAACGATCTGTGAAATGGGGATATTGCTCACTGGGTTGCCTCCTGGGCAGTTTCGACTATGGTAGCTGGTCGGCTGGGATGAGGGAATCGAGCTCGATTTCCGAGAAGAAGTCCTGCGGCAACCCGACGTTCTGGTTGACCTGACCGAACAGCCGGATCATGAAACGTTGTTCCTGCTGCCCTTCGCTGTTGATGATGTTCAGCTGCTGGGGCGCGTCAGCATACAACGGAGTGAGCACCGGTGGCAGTAGGTTGTCCACGCCCCACATGGTGCGCCACGCCACGGCCAGTATCGAGGCCCAGGTCGGGCCGAGCGGGCCATAGCAGTCGACCTGGTAGCTGTAGGTGTTGTGGGCGCCGACCACTACCTGGCTATTGTCCGGGTCGTACACCTTGCGACCGAAGTCCTGGCGCTGCATCAGGCCCGGGCTGATGATCACGTAGCTCCCCGTCGGGGTTGCGGTCTGGTTCTGGAAGCCCTTGACGACCTGTTCGGTGTCATAGGGCAGGTCCATCACCTTGATCACCCAACGGAACAGGGCGTCAAAGGTCTGGTCTTCGTTCGGGCTCAGGGTCGCAGCGGCCATTACGGTAGGCCTCCCGGTGGCGCCGGAACGTTGCCGTTCTTTATCTGGGCCAGCAGTGCAGCCAGGTCCGCAGCGTTTAGCTGCTGGGTGATCGAGAAGCTGCACCACTCCGGGTTGCTCAGATCGTCCCAGCCCTCCAGCACGTTCTGGATCGCCCACCACTTGCCGTGGACAAACACCAGGTCGCCGCCGGTACCGGCCGGCCGGTTGACCGTGGAGAAGTTGCCGTAGGCGTAGACGATGCTGATCGCCTTGGAGCCGGCCAGGCCGTTGAGGTAATACAGCGACTCGTGGCTAGCCGACTGGACCTGCAGCTGGGCGTTGACAGGCGCGAAGGTCGGCGCGCTGATACCGCCGGCCATCGTCTTTCCTGTGGACACGTAGATCGTGCCAGGTACGTCACGGTTGACCTGCTGGATAAGGCCGCGAACCAAGCCGTGAAGGTTCATCGGCATGCGGGCGTCTCCGATTGGCGGCGCGCAATGATCGCGTCCGCGCGCGCAGCCAGCATATCCAGCATCAAGTCTTTGATCGGGCCCTGCCGGTCCGGCTGCCATACGCGTACGACGGCTCGGCGGGCCGATTCAGCCAGCTCGTGGGCGTCTCGGCAGGCACGCTCGATCTCGGCTTCCATGGGCGTGATGCTCATTGGCTAGGATCCTCGCCGTACTCACCGTCGCGCAGAACGACGGCCGAGTCGATGGAATTGGTCAGGTGGCCGGTGAACACCAAGCCGTGGTTGAAAGCTTTTACGGCCGCCCAATCCTCGCTGTTGTCGGCTGGCCAATCGCGGACCGTCTGCTGTATGTCCTCGGCCATGCGGACGCCTACAGTGCGCAGCGCCGTGTCGGCTGCAGCACCAGCGCGGATCATGGTCGTCAGGTCACGAGCCCACCGGCGGTTCTGCGCCGCATAGGTGGACTGCATGAAGGGACGCGGATGGTTCTGGCCGTGCCCAAACTCCAGCGCCTGGGCGATCGCAGCCACGGGCATCCCGCCACGGGCATCCACGACCTGCTGACCGGTACGGTGGTCGGTGTAGGTATCGGCCGGGTAGGTAGCACCGGCCAGCACGCCCGCCTTCACCATGCCGGGAATGAACTGCTCGCGCAGGTCGTCGGGGATCCGCACACCGCGGCGGGCTACGGTCGTCATACGCCGTCCGGGGTGCCGCTGTTATTGGACAGCGGCACCTGCAGGCCGATGCCGCGGCTGAGATAGTCGACCGAATGGCCGATGCCAGATCGGCCGGCCGGGATGTAGCGGAAGCTGCGGAACGGTGCGGTCATGACCCAATACATCGCCCCGTACTGGGTCTGGTTGTACCAGGCCTCGCCGGCGGTCGCTGCCGCCTTATACTCCAGCGAGGTCGACACGGTACCCTCGGTGGCCGAGGACACACGGCCCACAGCCCCAGTGCCTGGGGTGACCGTGCCGCTCGCGCTGACCCATCCGTAGAGGGTCAGCATGTGGGCCAGCAGCAGGTACATCAGCGAGGACCGTTGGTCCAGGTCGGTGATGATCGAGGCATCGGTGTTGTCGATGATCGTATAGCCGATCATGTTGAACAGGGCCGTCAGGCGTGCGTCCGGCACGGTCGCAAACTCAGGGAATGCGATCTTGAAGTCTGCGGGAACAAACACGACGACGGCCATGGTCTACTCCGGTCAGTTGCGCTTGGCTTCGGCGGCCGCGGCGTCTTCGATCTTGTTCGGCAGCTCTTCCGGGTCCAGCGCTTCGAACCCGGTGGTCTCGTCGGCGCGGTTCTGCGCTTCCTTGATGACGTCCTTGGACTTGACCGCGGCAAACACGGCGCCGGACTTGAACCACTTGGCCTTGCTGTAGAACGGATGGTTGCTGATCCACTCCCAGGCGTCGGTCGGTACGCCGCTGGTCAGGCCGGCTTCGCCGTACTCGTCGGCCATCTTGAGCGCCCAGTCATCGTTGCTGCCCTTGAACATGATGGTGCCGTGGCCGGGGACGTTCTCGATGCGCAGGCCGGCGGGAAGACGGCAGGCGACGGTTACGGTGCCGGCGGCATCGGAGGGCTGGGACGAATTGCTGGTGTTCTTGGGGCGAGCCATGGGTTGCTCCAGATGGGTTGATGGGATACGCGTGCGATGATACACGGTTTGGCGTTACGTGTGGGGCTTGACATGGCGTAACGGTGGCGTTACTGTAGTCCTACACCAACCGCAACGAGGCATCGTGATGAGCAAAGAATTCGTGATCGTGATCGAAGCTGACAACAAACGCGCCCAGGCCGCATACCGCAAAGGCTTGGAAGACCTCGACCTAGTGTTGCCGCAGCTCCTGCAGGTAGCACAAGAGCAGGATGCACAAGAGCAGGCCAGCTATGACGTGGCCCTGGCAGCTCAGATGGAAGCTTGGCATGCCGAGGCACCGGTACTGGAACTTGATTCGTGCTGGCTGCCAGGGCAGGTGCAGCGGGCTAAGAGAAACCACGAGCACGCTATGCGGATGCACGAGATCAACAAACCGGGCCGTTACGACTCGTTACGCAGCGACCGTAATAAGTGGCGTGTACGGTCGTTGGAGTCCGTGCGGGCCGAACTGCAACGGAACTATAACATTGCCAGCTTGGCAACCGGTCCTTACCGAATGACCGAGCATCAGGTCACAGAGCTTATTGCTTGGGAGGACGGAAGTCGTGTGGAGCAGCTTAAACGAGCTTACTTGCCGACGTAACAAGAAAGGCCCGGCATTGCCGGGCCTTTCTCTTGACGCACCTGCAGGTCGGTTACACGCCGATCTGCTGGGTCACTGCGAACGGCAGGTAGATCACCGAACCGTAGGTACCGGCGCTGTGCTTCTGGCGCTGGTAGGTCGAGTAGCGCTCGATGGCGTGCGAGCGGTACTTCTCGCTGTAGGCCACTTCACCGGTCGGCTGACCGTTGACTTCCGGAGTCCACAGCTGCACCAGACGGCCGGTCGCGGTGTCGAACTCGGGAACCGCAACGTACTCGATCAGCGGGTAGGTCTGCTTGATCTTGGCACCAGCCGACAAGCCGAAGCTGTTGGTGCGGTTGACGTCGTTCAGTGCCGACGGTGCCAGCGCCATGACCAGACGTTCCTGGCCGGTGATCAGGCCGGCGGACTGGGCGATCAGGCGGCCCACCATGGCCACCACGTCGTTGGCGATATCTTCCGGCTCGGCAGTAGCCCAGTTGACGGTCGCCGCCACCGGGGCGGTCAGGGTCGGGTCGTTCATCAGGCCGTAGTTCGGGATGCCCGCCACGCCCAGCAGGAACGAGCTGTTCTGGAACTTCGCCATAACGGTGGAGCTGGCGATTTCCTGGCGTGCCGCCCAGTCGATGCCCGCTTCGCCCATGATCGCCAACTGGCGGTCGCCCCACTCGGTCCAGGTCTGGTAGATGTAGTTCTGGCGCGACGGGAAGTTCACGTTGGCATTGGACATGCCATTGGCGGACCAATCGCTGTAGGTGGCGACCTGGCCGACCGGCTCGGCGGTGATGAACATGGCATACTGAGTGGTCCAGTCGCCCTTCTTCACGACGGGCAGGATCTTCTCGGCTGCCATCGGGGCCAGCTGAATGTCGATGACGCGGCGATCCACGTACATGGACATCCACGCCGGGATACCGGCGCTGGCGCCCGTAACCAAGGTCGGGGCGAGGGACACTGCGTCCATCGCGTAATCGCTGGCTTCGCGCGACACGCTCTTCGGCGTGTAGCCGTCGAAGACGATGCCTACGTTGGCAAGCTGCTGGAGGTTCTGGCGTTCGTTCACGGTCAGTTTCCTTTGGTTGGTGGCCGCTTACGCGCCGTTCTTGCCGATCATCACGATCTGGCCTGCAACTGCCGTCTCGCTCAGGAGGATGAAGCCAGTGTCGATGGTGGTACCCGACACGGTGGCGCCGATGTTGATGGTACCAGCAGCCGGGTCCCAGATGACCGCCGCGCCTCGCACCGGTGTGCCGGTGATGGCGTTGGCCAGCGCGAAGAAATCGCCGGTGGCGAACAGCTCCACGGCCTGGCCGGGCTGGATCAGCATCGAGCTTTCGCCCAGCCAAGTGGTGATCAGGGCCGCACCCATGTACCGGTGGATGAAACCGATACGCGAGGCGGCGCCCGCCGCGCTGGCCGCGGCGTAGCCCGGCGTGCTGGAGACGGTGCCGGTGGCCGAGAGCAGACCGAAGCTGCCTGCATTGGCGCCGGCGGTGCCTGCGACCATGCGCTGGTTGAGGGTACCGGAGACGACGAACTGACGCGGATTGACCGAGGCGAAATCGCCCGGAACGCCAATCGCCGGGTTGACTGCTACAGTATTCTGGAAGGGCATTTCAGTAACTCCCGAGGATTAAGCGCGGCCGAGGTTGCGGATGCGCGAAGTGTCGAACGTCGGCTTGCCGCCGGCGCTGTCGTTTGCATAGGACGTGGTGCGCGGTGCGGTCACGGCCTGGATCGCCTGGTAGGCGGCCTGTTCGGCACCGACCGGAATAGCAGCCACGTCCACGCCACGCTGCTTGAGGGCCGCTCGGTAGATCTCATCGGCGCTATCCATGGCGATCATGTCGCCCAGGTCGCTGCGGGTGGCGCGCTTGGCCGCTTCGACAGCAGCGTTGCGATCCCGCTCGGCCTTGACGGCAGCAGCGACGACGGCCTGGACTGACTTGGCGTCCATGGCGCGTTCTTCGCCTTTGCGTTCGTCTTCGCGGTCCTTCTCCGAGCGCTTCTCGCCCTTGGACTCGTCTTCACGGTCTTTCTCGGACTGCTCGTCGTTGGCAGTGTTGGTGCTGGCCGGAATACCGACCTCGGCTTCGGACTGCGGCGTCTTGAGCTTGGCGCCTTCGACGGCGGTCAGCCGGGTCTCGATGGCTTCCAGCTTGGACATGATGGCCATGAGCGCATCGGCGCCTTCGACCTTGTCGGTGGTATCGGGATTGGTGTTCGGGTCCACGTTGGGTGCTCCAGTTGGTGAAGAAAGCGCGCTATCAGCGACGTGCGCACCTGTTGCGCGCCCGTCTTCAACGAGCGCTACATGGTTGCCTTGGATGTCGCGCATGGACCCGTGGGCCTTGCGGCCCCCGACTTCCACCGGCGTCATGTCGGCTCGGTATCGGTAGGAACTGGATAGGTCGGCCAACTGGCCGGACTCGATCAGCTCGATGGCCTTGGCGTCGGAGACCAGCAGGTCCGCGCGCAACTTGCCGTCCTCGTATCGGGCGTTGTACACGCTGCCGGCTTGGTCGTGCTTGCGCGGGTCGTCTGCTGTCTGGGCGACGTGCCGGATCATCAACGGGAGGCCGTTGAACGAATCGGCGGCCAGGGCCAAGGCTCCCGGATCGCGGTACAGGTCGTAGACTGCCGTCGGCGTCAAGCCGAGCTCGGCCGCCTTGGGGATTTCCTTGCCGTAGTACGGGTTGACTTCGGCCACGGAGATCACGCAGTCGCGTACGCGCATTCGGCCGTCAGCGTCGAAGCTGCGGGCGGATTTCTTGTCGAACGCGAAGGTAGCAGTAGCGGTCACCATGCGCGCGATGTTACCAGCGTTTGGCGGTTGTGCAAGCGCAGCGTGTTGACACGAAGGCTATGTTACGCTAACGTCTCGGAACCACAACATAGGAGCAGACGAGATGGACATCGAAGAACGAATCAAAGCCGCAATTGCGCGCATCACTTCTGGACAGTGCTCCATGCGCGTGCCAGCCGAAGAGACCGACCCGGACCTGGTGCTGGCCGACTGCCTGCGAGAGATCATGCGGCTTCGCAACCCGTGGCAGCCCATCGACACTGCGCCAAAGGACGGTACCGTCGTGCTGCTCTGGGATGGGATCGAAACGACCGGATACTGGCAGAACTATACGTTCTCGCCGGGCTCGTGGTGTCTGTGCATCTCAGGGGCATACGCCCAAGATGCGGCACTCGATGGCCCGACGCACTGGGCTCCACTCCCCGCAGAACCGGATTCTAAACCTTCCGCTTGAAGGCTCCCGGAAACCCCGGCACTGGGACCAGATCGTCTGGTCCCAGATCCTCGTCAATGGCCGGGATGATCGAACGGCTGCCGCAACGGCAGTTGATGGCAACCCCAGGCAGGACAAACCCGAAGGCATCGCCGAAGTCGATGCCCACCTGAGTGTCGAAGATCCACTTGTCCCGGCTCGCCTTGAGGTGGTTCACGCGCGGATCCTTGTCGACCGTGCTGTGCTTCCAGTAGGCGTAGCGAATCCCAAGCTCGTTCTGGCGCGCGCTGTTCATGTGCGCAGTCAGCTTGTTGGACTGATCGCGAGCAATTAGCGCGGCTCGCTTGGTCGTGGACGAACCCGTGGCGCGCAGCTCACTGGCGATCGCTTCCAGATCCCGGCCGGCCAGAAAGCCCCGGGAGACGTCGCCCTCGAGCTTGGTGAAGTACTGGGCTGGAATCGACTTGATCAGCGACACGTTGTCGCCGACCTTCACATCCAGGATCGACCGTTGCGCCGCGGTCAGCTGCATCGGGATGTCGAAACCTTCCCGGCGGACCTGACCCTGCCAGGCCGTCTTGTTCGCCTTGTAGGCCGCCTCGATCACGTCGGTGGCCAGCTTCTTGGCGATCGAATTGAAGTACCGTTCCCAGCGCTTGCGCAGATTGGTCAACTCGCGGAACAGCTCGCGCTGGTCAGCAAAGGGCGAGGCGTCCTGCGCGCGATCGGCGTCAAACTCTGGCAGCGTGCCGGCGTCCTGGCCGGACTCCAAGGCCTTGCGGTACTTGGCCTGCACCCAGTATTCAACCGACTTGGCCATCGCCTTGACGGCGACGGTCAGCCGGCGCTGGTAGAGCTGTTCAGCGGTCGTCGCCGGCGGAATTACCGCCAGCTGCTTCTGCTTCCGGGTTGGGTTGGTCAGCGTCCGGGTCATTGGGAGTTTCCTGCGGCTGTGGGTTCATCGCATCGGCGAGCATCTCGGCGGCCAGCTCCTTGACAGGCTCCAGATCATCCTGCTCGGCTAGGATGCTGGCGTAGCCGCTGGTCGGGTCGCCCGCTAGATTCTTCTGGACCGCCTCGCCGCTGATCACTTGGGCTTCCAGATAGCCGACATTGGTACGCATGTTCTTCTCGCGTACGTCGGCCAGTTCCAGATCGGTCAGTTCGTACAGCGGATTCCAGTCCCAGCACAGGCCCGGGTCGATCTCGCCGTATTCGGACAGCTGCACCAAGTCCAAAATCCACTCCATCAGCGGCCCGGTGTTGTGCGCCTGGTAGCCGGCCACGTAGTCGTACCACACACGGATCTCGCCGTCGCTGTTGGCGTTCAGGCCTGCGGGCGTGATGCCGGTCAGCTTGACCAACGGGATGTGCGACACCGCGGCCATCTGCTCCTGGGACTGCGCCTGCAGCGCATCCAACCCCGACAGGGGCGTGTTAATCTGGACGATCTCTTCGGTCGCTTTGTCGGCGATTCCCACGTTGCGGTTGTCGCGAGTGACGTTGAACAACTGGACACGATCGATCAGCGACTGGGCGCCACCAGGCTGCAGCATCTGCGCCATGTCGGCGGCCAGGTACGTGATGCTGAACTGCTTGACGGTATCGGACACCGACTGACGCGTGCGCAGCCAGTTGTCCACGTAGGGCATGGCCAGCTGGGAGATCGACACGCCGCGGAAGCTGTAGGCCGCCTTGAGCATGTCGCCTACCGGGCGGCTGATCATGGTGAATAGGCGCGTGTTGCTGACCACCTTGGACAGCATGTACCAGCTGGACGGCTTGTAGAAGTTGGCCTTGGTCGGGTCGATCGCGTTGTAGGCGTTGGGGGTGACCCACATCGGCTCTACGCACGTGAAGGACTCCAGGCACCCGCGCTTGACGAACGTCGGAGACAGCAGCAACGGCGTATCGGCCGGCACGTCCACGCCATTCTCTTTCAGGTGCGGGAAGATGTGGGCGCCGCCATAGGCTTGGTCGTGGATGACCGCCGTGCGGATCAGTGATCGGATGTTCAGTCGCTCCAGCTTCTGAGTCAGTTCGGTAATCTTGGTGGCGGCCGCAGCGTCCTTGGACGTGCTGACGACCTTGCCCCAGGTGCGCACGACCTCGTCGGCCAGCGTCTCGTGCATGGTCCGGTACTCGGGCAGCTGGGCCAGCATGGACAGCACCGGGAAGCCCGGCCAGCCGGTCGCCTCCACGAACGACAGGGCGTCACGCGCGTTGCGGTTGCCGGTGCTGTAGTAGTCCATGGCATGCACGCTACTGGCGGCGGACTTCTCCTGCGCGCTGTACAGGCCCGGGTCGACTGGATGCTTGGTGGCCATCGACAGGGACGTCTGCTGCTGCCGGACAGGGTCCACTGCCGAAGCGTGCACCAGAGCCTGCTGGTAGCTGGTGCGGATGAGGTCTGCGCTCTGGCCAGTCGGGCGACGGGGCGTAATCGTGGTGGGCTGCTTGGAGCCGGGCTTGCGGGGACGGGTCATTGGCCGGTTTCCTGGGTGTCCGACGCGATGTTACACGAAAGTTCGGCTAGGTATCTGCTCCGGGCTTGGGCGGCCAGGTCCGGCGTTGCGAACAACCCCAGGTACTTGTCTTTCGCCCGGGCCATCCATTTCTTAGCACCTTTGTGGAAGTGAACGCCGTGGAACCCACTCGTATTGGTGGCGGCGCTGCGGCAGGCCGCCATCTTTGCGCGCAGTTCCGCGGGACGTGGTTTGTGAGGCCCTGGGCGCTTCTTACCTAGTTGCGCTGCTCGCATCTTGGCTCGTGTTTCCTCCGATACGGGCGGCTTGCTACGCTGATAGGCACTGATCTTGGCGCGTACCTCCTCCGATCGCTTGTTGCCTAACTGCGCGGCTGGCATGTTAGCGCGAGCCTGCGCGGAGTGCTTCACGCCCAGTGTGTTTCCCGCCGTTGGCGAGCTGTTGTAACGTTTGCGTGCCGGCGTGGCATCGATGTAAATCTGTTCACGAAGAACCAGATCGGCAGGAGCGCGGTACTCCAATACCTCAAACCGAAGGTTGTCGATGCCGTACTTGGCAGCTGCACGCGCCAGGCCAGCGCAATGGTGGTCGCCGCGGCGTAGCGATCGCAAGTGCAGATACCAACGACGAGTCAGGTTGACGGCGGATCCGACGTAGCGGGCGCCAGACGGGCTGTATATGGCGTAGATGCCAGACTTATGCACAAGTATCTTATCGAATGTCGGGGAAGCTAGCTTATCAGCGGGCCCCCGCCATCCGCAAGATGTCCGCGGTGATCATCGCGCTGATCGGGTTACGCAGGCATAGCTGGTAAAGCGCCATGGCCATGCAGTCGACAAAATCATCATTGCGAACATCGGGCGCCGCTACCACTTCGGCAACCATCGGCACGATGGTCGGCATATCGTCGGGATGTGGCAGCATGACCTGGCCTGACTGCCAGATACCCGCCACGGCGTGCCATCGCGATTCTTTGCTGCCCAGGGCGGGCACCGGTACCAGCCCAGTGACGTGCTTCCCGAGCATGTCGATCAGCGCCGCGCCGTTGGCCGCATCTTCGATGTAGACCTTGGACACGCGCGGGTGTGCTGTGCGTAGAGCCACGATCGCCTCGGCGGTGCGGGTGAATGAAAGTTTTTCACGGCGTGCACCCAGCAACCACACCCGTTCGTCTGCGGTCTTTCCCCAAACGCCAATAGCCACGAAGTCCGACGTCTCCTTGCCCTTGAATGCGGCGTCCACGGTCATGATCACCTGGACAAATTGCGTTGGTAGTTCGGCGCGCCGGTAGTAGCGAACACCGCCCTTCCCAAAAATGGCGCCCATTTCGGCCATCGGGGCTTGCTGGTACATTGCCGCAAACCAAGCTTCGGACATCACAGCCTTGATCTCGCGAAGCTTCTCTTCACTGTGAAGCGCCGGGACCAAGGAGCCTTCGGGCAAATCAGGGTTGTAGCCGATTTCCGACGGGTAGTTAAGGGCCGGAAAACTCAGACGTTTGTAGTTCGGCTTGCCCGTGTGAATCTTCTGAATGCGCGCCATGATGTCGTTGGCCGACCACGGGGTGCCCATGTTGACTTGCCCGCTACGCTGCTGGAGGCGTGTGGAGAACACGGTGGAGTACCAGTCCAGATGCCCATCTTGTACCGTCGTGCTGAGGGCGTCTTGCGCATCGGCGGTCAAATCATCATTCAGGCCGACGTCAATCGAGAATCCAGTCAGGCTGCCGCCCACGCCTTGCGCTTTGACGAAACCAAACGGGTGGTCGAAGTAGTCGGCAGTACTCTGCCCCCGGAACCCCAGCAGTGAGGCGTGCGGGAACACCTCCCGGTATATGGGCTCAGACATGACCGAACGGGCGTCGCGTAAGTTGGCCTTGGCGCGTGACAATGCGTAGGACGACAACGCCACCCGGCACTGGCCCAAGACGGGGCCTAGACGCCCGATCAGATAGCCCGGCAGGCAGCGAGAAACCAGACTGCTTTTGCCGAACTGCGGGGGAGCCGTCAAATCGAGGATCGGCCGACGGTCGGCTATCACGTCTTCCACAAACTCATCAACGGCCCTACACACGCTCAGCGAAAACTCGCTGTGAATGAACCGGGGACGATGCACTGCGGACACGAAGGCCGCGAAGTTGGTGCGCGATGCGATGATCAGCGCCAATACGGGGTCAACCGGAAGTTGCGTTGTCACAGCGCGCCCGCCTGTGCCAGTTCGCGGACTTGTTCCAGGTACGTCGCGCGCTGCTCCGGCGACAGCGAGTCCGCGAAGCTGACGGCCTGACTGACCTCTAGCACCGCCTTGTCGAAGCCCAGGATCTTGGCCAGCTGCGCGAAGGCTTGGGTCTTGCCGCGGAACTTGGGAACCAGCTGCCCCTGCTTGAGCTCCCAGTTTTCGATCAACCGCCCGTACCGCGGCGTCTTGATGGCCTCCATGTCCAGCACGAACGACTCGGCCGCACCGACGCCGCCGCACTCCGGGCACGTAACGTCCTGGCCTTCCTCACGATCGCCGATCGTCCCGTGGCCTTTGCAGGCCGGACAGGCGACCAGTGAGACCTTCACGATCTTGGCCAAGTCCACATTGATCAGGTCCACAAGGTCGCTGACCAACGAGGCCTTGATTGGGGAAAGGTCAGTGGCAGTAGGCGCAGACATGGCCCGAGTGTACCGCACGCGTCAAGTCCTGCACGTAGTCTCCTTACGCGTAACACTTCCGCAACAGAGGCACAGAGGCAACAGAGTCAGTTCTATATATAAATTATAGAAAAAAGATTCAATGAAAGTTCTATCTATATTCTTTACGTTTTTGAATATATATCCTTTTACAGATGGCATCTTCTGCCTCTGTAACGTCTGTGGCGATAGCGTGACGTTGATCGGAATTGTTGACAGCAACAACACACAGGCGTAGGGTTGGCCTAACACCCACAAGAGACAACCGTAATGGCAGCTCTCCAGCCCCAAGCAGACCCCATCGACATCCCGGAAGGCGCCACCATTCGCCGACCTGACCCCAACCGCCCGTTCGTGGCCATGTCCAACCGCAAGCGCTGGTCAAAGTGCGCTCTTTCGGCTGTACTGCCCCAGTTGCGCACACCCTCGGGCCCGTCTGCCGAGGCCGGCACTGAGGTCCACAAGGTCGCAGAGTGGGCCCTGCACCGGCAGTTCAAGTCGGCCAACGTGAGCGACACGCCGCCGGCGATCATTCCCCCCCCCGGCTTGGAAGGCTTCGACTACTCCGACCGCGGCATTGCTGATTGGCAGGCCACCGCCCTCAAGAACGCCCAGACCTACGCAACCAACGCCGCCAGCCTGTTTGCCAACGCACCGGGCCCGACGGTCTGTATGGTCGAGCTCAAGATCGAGGACGTTACGATCCACGGCGTGCGCGTCTTCACGGTCGCTGACGGCATGTTCTGGAACCCCAGCGTCAAGCGCCTGGTGTCTGGCGACTACAAAAACGGTCGGATGCCGGTCGGCGCCGGTACTGTCGAAGAACCGAACGAGCAGTGCGCGGGCGGCCTGGTGCTATGGGTCGATCAGGCCCCGCACCTGCAGCCCGAGCAGGTCGGCGTGTTTGTCTACCAGCCCAACACAATGTACGGCGAGCCCTGGCAGGTAGTGGCGGTCACCGAGCCGGCCGCAGCGCGCGCCTGGATCGACACCGAGCGCCAGAAGCTGCACCGCGAGCTGGCCTCCGTTGCTGCTGCGGCCTCCGCAATGGCCCGTGGCGAGCTTGTCGACCCGACCCCCGGTGACCACTGCAAGTATTGCCCGAGCGCGCGCTGGTGCCCCGCCGCTGCCGGCTATGGCGCTATGGCGCTGGACGTGGAAGCTAACCGGGTTGCCGTGGTCGATCTGACGCCCGAAGAGGTCATGTCCTTCTGGGCCTCGCGGTCGGCGTTCAAACAGTGGGAAGAGGACCTGCGCGAGCGCGTGAAGATCCTGCATGAGAAGAACCACCCGGCCGTCCAGGTCAAGCGCCGTATCGGCAACCGCATCTGGTCGAGCCCGCAGGCCACCGTCGAGGCACTGATGCTGGCCGATCGGTTCGACCTGCTGATGCCCCCGGGCATCGAGAAGGCCGAAGCGGTCTTGACCAAAGCCGACATGGACGCCCTGATCACCCGCGCCCCGGACGTGCTGACCTACGTGGCCGCCGACGGCAAGAACCCCACCATGGCTAGCGAAGCGTTTGCCAAGTACCTGACCAAGGAGAACAAGTGATGGACGACATCGAGAAGAGGGCACGTGCGCTGCTGGCTGCGGAGTATCGAAAAGGCGGCGCCAACCCGGCGGCATGTGACCTGCTGGCGGGCCGAGCCAGTTGGCCAAACCAGATGGCCCTGAATGCCATCGTCGCCGCCCTCACGCCGCCCGAGGGCTACGTGTTGGTTCCGGTCAAGCCGACTGAAGCGATGCTTGACGCCATGTACGACAATCGGGGGCTAAGTGATGCTGACCTGGAGAACCTTTGGACAGAGACTGTCGCAGCTCGCCCGGAAGCCCCGTGATGCCAGGATATGCTGCGATGTCCACACCGACGCACCGCGGCTCGGTCCGCGCCCTGGACGCCGTCAAGGCGTATCAGGGCTGGACGGACCGTCAGCTAGCCGCCAGCGTCGGCGTCAAGCACTGCAACCTGATCGCTTCGCGTGCCGGCCGCTCCGGTATCGGCGAGATCAACCTGTGGCGCGTGCGCGTCTTTCTTGGCAAATACGCACGACAAACCGCTTGACACCATGACTTTGCCGTAATACTGTTGTTTCGCGGACCTTACCGCACACGCAACCCTCTCAAAGTCTACTCAAGGACAACTCATGGCTATCACTGATCACGTCGGCATCCTCGTTGCCGGCTCTTTCGACCGCCCGCAGATCAACAGGCTCAAGAAGGACGCACCGGCTCAGTATTACGCTGTCGTGGCCTACGATCCGGCCGCCGGTGCCGATCTGGGCGCCGCAATGGCAACCATCGCTCCGGGCGGCAACTGGCAGTCCCTGCAGCACGGCGTCAAGAAGAACTCGGCGCTGGCCAAGCCGTACGCAGGCATCCCGGACGACTACCTGATCGTGCGCTTCGCGACCCAGTTCGCCCCGGAGATCTACGATGAAGCCGGCAAGGCCGTTGCTCCGTCGCAGGAGAACTCCGCGCACATCCGCAGTCAGCTGTACTCCGGCCAGCGCGTGCGCATCAACGGCGCTCCGTACGCTTGGAACTTCCAGGGCAAGCAGGGCCTGTCGTGGAACCTGTACGGCGGTATGGCTGTCGGCGGCGGCGAGCGTCGTGCAGCTGCTGGCGGTTCGTTCGAACAGTACCTGCCCAAGCAGGCCAGCGACTTCGATCAGGCTGCCAACCACCAGCCCGCACCGGTCGAGGAGAACAAGCACCCCTTCGTGCAGCCCAACGGCAATGCGGCTTTCGCCAGCACTGCCGTCGATCCGAACAAGCCGTTCGGTTGATCGACCTAGACCCGGCCCCAGGGCCGGGTCTTTCCCACAAGGAAGCAGACACGATGGACAACAAGCTGCATTTCAAATGGAAACGCGAGATCGATGACCTCCTGTCAATCTGGCAAAACAACTTCGCCAGCGGTGTTCGTCCTGACAACGACGAGCCCGAAGAGCAAGAGCTGTGGGATCGCATCGTGGCGGTACGTAACGAACTGAACGTGTGATCCTCACACTGCCCTGGCCGCCAAGCCTCAACCGGGTTTACCGGGCCGTGAATGGCCGATCCATCCTTTCCGGAGAAGCCCGCGCCTACCAAGCGCGGGCTTCTCGCGCATTGCCCGCCGGCAGGGTTACGGCACCACTGGCCGGGCGTTTGACGGTCTGGATGACCCTTCACCCGCCCGTCAAGCTCGGCGCCCGGAAGTGGGACATCGCTAACCGCGAGAAACTTATGATCGACTGCCTTACCCACCAGCGGGTCTGGCTGGACGACTCGCAGATCGACTGCCTGGTAATCCTTCGTGGTGAACCCTTCGGCGCGGGCAAGGTCGAAGTACAGATCGACAACATAGAACCTGGGAGCAAGCCGCTATGATTCGCACCGATGGGATCCCCGCCGAGCATGTCGAGGCCCGGGCCGACTTCAAGGCCGCGGCACTGGACCACCTGCCGGTGTTGGTTGACGCCATGCGTGGTGCAGGTGTGCCGATAAGCCCGACACCGCCGCTGATCTCGGCAGTACGTATGGCTCGCTGCTACCCCGATAGGCCCGAGGTGGCCACTGCATTGGCCAGGTTCGAGACGGCCATGCGCCCGGCGCTGGTGACCTACCTGCACGCCACACCCAAGGCGGCCTGGCGTGCATTGACCGCAGAGGCCCTGTATCTGCAGGAGCATTTCAATCGATTCACGGAAGTTCCCGTGAATGCCAACTGGATTCAGCGTGTGGTAATCTGGGCCCGGCGCAAATGGCGTCAGGTGATCCAGGGAACCCAAGGACATGAGCACTGAAACTGCCGCAATCGGCTTGGGTTTCCCGGCCGACCTCGCTCTAGCTATCGAGCAGGGGTGCATCCGCTACGGCGTGACGTCTCCGCTGGAGAAGGCGCACTTCCTCGCGCAGGTTGCGCACGAGTCCGGTTCGGGCCGCTGGATGGAAGAGTTGGCCACCGGTAAGGCCTACGAGGGACGCAAGGACCTGGGAAACGTCAAGCCCGGCGACGGCGCGCGCTTCAAAGGTCGCGGCCTGATCCAGTGCACCGGCCGCGCCAACTACTCTGCCTACAGCGCCTGGAAGTACGGTGACGACCTGGCCGTGGACAACCCGGCAATGCTGGCCCGCCTGCCCGATGCGGTTGATGCCGCTTTCTGGTACTGGACGGTGCGCCGGCCCAAGCTCAAGCAGCTGGCACTGGCCGACGACGTGGTCGGCGTGACCCGTGCCATCAACGGCGGCACCAACGGCTTGGAGGACCGCAAGGCCAAGCTGGCCAAGGCCAAGAAGCTGCTGGGCCTGCCGGCATGACTTTCGCGACCCGAAACATCACAGCGCTGCGCGCTGGCTTGGCACTGGCTCACGTGACCCTCACGGGGGTGACGCTTGTCACGCTGTTTACGGTGGATGTCCCCGAAACCAACACCCAATTGTTGAATTTGATGATTGGTGCGCTGATCAGCAACTGCAGCTTGGTAGTGGGCTACTACTTCGGCAACCAGACGCGCCGAGGTGACAGTGGCTCCTGATGCCGCCGTGGACGCTATCGATGCGCAAACTGAACTAGAAGCCGTACAGGCCAGCGCGCGCGCTGATGCGGCCCGGCACCTGGTGCTATTCTGGCCACGCGCCGAGTTTCCGCGCCGAGGCCCAGACAACGTGTTGCGCCTTGGCTACGGACGGGACATCGAGCGCCGACCACAGCATGAGGACGTAGCCCGTATGGCGTTGGAGCGAGACATCGAGCACGTAAGCCGCGCCTTGGAGCGCCGCGTGTTCGTCCTGCAGGCCGCCCAGCCCGACTGCCGGCGCAAGGTCGGATACCTCTACGCGGTGGCCGACATCATCGGTGTGGAGCGCATCCGGGACTGGGACGACCTGTGGTCGCTGGCCTGTCGTGGCGACTGGCAAAGCGTCTGTCTGTACCTGATGGCCCTGCAGTGGGAAGCGATTGATGGTGCCCACGTCGACCGACGAATAGCCGCCGGCAACCTGATCTTCGGGTTACGCGACGCATAACGACAAACCCGCCGAAAGGCGGGTTTGTCGTATCAGGCAGCGCGATCGGCTATGCGTACTCTTCGATGATCACGCAGCCAGGGCCGCCATTGCCGCCCAGCTGCGCAGCCGCACTGGCCCCGGCGACCCCGCCAGCACCGCCAGCACCTGGGGTGATAGTGGTGTTGCCAGCACCGGTACCGAACGTACCGCCACCGCCACCGCCAAACACCGAGGGGGCGCCCGCACCAGATACCGCCAACGTAAGGGCCAGCGCCTGACCCGGCAGCCCCTGCTGGCCATAGCCGGTGTAAACATTGGACAGTGCCGCTGCGCCACCACCACCACCGGTGCGCAGGATCGGCCAGGTGGACGATGCAGCGCCAGACTGGCCGGGGACACCGCCTTCTGCGGCGACCAGCGCGCCAACCGAGGACGTTCCGCCCTGGGCTACTGGCGTCCCGGCGGCGCCGACCGTCACGGTTTGCGCAGCCCCAATCGTGGCGATGGGCAGGATGCTTTCTGCGTACGCAGCTGCACCGCCGCCGCCCCCGCATGAATTGGAGTTGGAAGCGGTCAGTGCCGCGGTGCCACCGCCACCGCCACCGCCAACCATGCGCACTCGCACTCGCTGCGTAGCGGCCAGAGGGGTGAACGTCCCCGCACCAGTGGTCGTGGGCGCGGCACCATCTACTACGACCGTCTGGGTGCCGCCCGTGTTGCGACCATAGAAGCTGGTGCGCAGCAGGCGCCCGCCGGTCTGGTCAAAGCGCGCTGCTTGGCTAGCCGACGTAGCGGGCGCGATGTTAGCCGACAGCAGCGAGATGTTCGTGCCGTCGCCGCGAATCGGCGTCGGGGCGCCATTCTGGGGAATCACCGCACCGGTGCCCGCTGCGGTCTTCACGGTCACCGAAAACGCACCGCTGGTGTTGTTGTAGACGACCCAGTCGTAAAGCCAGTTGGGCATCACCAACACCTGGTTGGCCGTCAGCGTACCGGCCAAGGTCAGCACCTGCTTAGCGGCCGAGCTCGGGAACAGGTTGATCGTCCCGCCCGTCAGGCCCGTCAGCGCGTATGCGCCGTAGTGGTAGCCGGGCACCCAGTTGGCGCCGTTGCTGTCGGGGTCGGCCACGTTGTTGTCGTTGGTGTTGTACCACTCGCCGGCCTTGTCCGCGGATGGCAGCACGGCGCCCGCGGCATAGCCGCCGATCAGCGTGTCGTTTGCCCAGGTCGAGTCGTAGCCGAAGCGGCCGCCGGCCATCAACCACCAACCGATGCGCGACTGCTGGTAGAGGGCGCCGTTGAAGTCCTCCAGCTGCGGCGGGACGCCGCCAGCTTCGGGCGGCATGCCGGTAGCGGGTGGGGAGCCCAGCGACTGCGAGAATCGCGCCGGGTCGGTGGTGGTGGCAGGGATCTCGACCTTTGCCGCATCGTTCTGCGCAAAGGGAATCAAGAACTTCGGGGGCTGGTTGGTGGACTGCATGGCGGGCCTCAGAGGTTGCTGTAGAACGGACCTTGATTGAAGCCGGTCACGTATTCAGGGTTGGCGCCGGTGTTCATGCCGGCAAAGCCAAACGGTGCGTAGGTCAGGACCTTGTAGATGAATCGTACCGTAGTCCCGGCCGGCTGGGGGAACAGCCCCGACTCGATGATCGACCGCTCGACAGGGGTCGGGAAGAACTCGAAATGGTACCCGATGTGCATCGGGTCGTTCGGATCATAGCCGACGTAGGACTTGCCTCGGTCACCGAACATCGCGCGCATCAGCGCGTTGATGGATGGAACGTCACAGCTGGCGATGTTGGCCGCGGCCTTGACCAGCAGCAGCTTGCGGTAATCCTCATCGCCCAGGGCGAAGGAGACCAAGCCGCTGGTCTGGCCGTTGTAGAACGGCGCTTGGTTCCAAGGCTTCCACGGCGTTCCCGGCTGATCGTTGATGTTGAACCCAAAGTTGTCGCCAGGGGTCTGTTGGACCTGCAGGAACCGCCCTTGGCCGAGAATGCGGCCCCAGATGTCCAGACCAAACCCGGTCGCGGTCTGGATGTCCCACACGTGGAGCAGAAAGTCAGCGGTAAACTGCGCCGGGTCGACCCATTGGTCGAAGTCCTCCAGCAACGCCTGCAGCGTGACGCTGTTGGCATACTGGCGCATCACGGTGCGTTGGTAGTCGGTCATCAGACGTCGACCACTGCGACGGTGACGTCCAGGGCCGTGGTAACCGGCAGCTGGTCGATGCCCAAGGTCAGGGCCGGCCCGTCAGTCGGATCGGCTGTAAAGCCGATGTTAATCGAAATAGGCGTGATGTTTGGCAGCGACAGGATCGCCGCGAAATACTCGGCCGCAACGATCTGACCGCCGATGCGCGCGCGACTGACCGAGATCGACCCGTCGCTGGTGGTAAAACCGTTGGTCAGCGCCGCGGCTACCGCGCGCTGCACGTCCGACACGTAGGTACTGGGCAGCGTGGACAAGTTGGCTACCTCCACGCGTACATAGATCGTCACCGGCAGCGGCCGGACGAATCGAATCAGGTACTGCGGGTAGGGCGCCACGTAGTTGACCGAGTCTTCAATCACAACCGTCACCAGCTCGCCGACACCGGCAGACACCGGCAGACCACAGCCAGCGTCCAGCTTGGAGTGGATCGCATTGGCGATAGCCGTATCCTCTCCGCCCGACACCGTGATGGCGATGCTGTGGGCTGGAATCGGGTAGTCCGTGGCGCCGTACTCGATCGCCGCGTCACTGCCGTTGTTGTAGACGTACACGTCGGACACACCGACGACGTTGGCTACTGCGGCACGCACCGCAGCCGCGGTACCCTGGCCGCCGATATTGACCGAAGCGGCTCGGCGTGCCTCGAACGACTGCCGGGACTCGATGTCCACCCCAGGCGTGCTGGGCGCGGCGTTGCTGACCGCCTCCCACCCTGAGCGCTGCTGGTAGATCGTCAGGCCGTTAATCCCCACCGTGTGCCCAGAGCCTGCGACAGTCGCCCGGAACGTTACGTCCGAGGTGCCGCTAGAGCCGAAGGTGACCCCCGAGGTGGTC